CCCCCCACACACCCCCTATTAGATAAGGATTTGAGATGGCACTAATTACTATTAGCGAGCTAAAAGCCGTACTTGGTATTGGTGACATCTATGCAGATGCAGTTGTGCAGGAAGTAGCCGATGCAGCAGAAAACATTCTTTTATCTTTACTTACCAAAAACCAGTACGCAGTTGTAGCGCAAGAGCGCACAGCCAATGTGGCCACTGTTTACACCAATGACTTAACCGACTTTTATGTAGGCCAAACAGTCGTACTTGAGAATCTTGGCCAGCATTACAACGGCAGCAAGACCATCACCAAAGTAACTGAATATAGTTTCTCCTATGCAAGCACTGGCACAACCGAGCCTAAGCACAAGGTCATTCCTTACGGCTTAGTTAAAGCCACACAGCATGTGGACTATGACGAAATCCCAGAAGTACATGAGGCATGTCTTGCAATAGCATGTGACATCTGGATCACACGCACTGGCACACTTGGCCAGCAGGGTGTGGACTTCCAAAGCCCAGCGCCCTACCGTTTAGGCCGATCCCTATTCACCCGAGTATCAGGATTACTTGGTAAGTGGATGGATACTAGAGGCATGGTCGGATAATGGGAAACCTTGCCACCTACCGTACAAACCTTGCCACGACACTTGCAGCTGCCGGGCGAGTAGTTTACTCATACCCAAAAGAAAACATCACGCCATCAGCCATTGTGCTTGTGCCGGGATCGCCTTACATCACAGTCGGCGCTATCGGTGGCGCTCGTTGCCATGTGCGCTTTGACATCACTTGCATAGTAAATGCAGCTGACAACCAAGCCGCACTGGCTAACCTTGAAACTTTAATCTTTAGTGTCACAGACCTATTGGCCAACAACATCTCATTCTTAGGTGGATGGTCACAACCCCAAGTCCAGCAAATCGGAAATGCCGACATGCTAATCAGCCAACTCTCCATTGAGATGGTCACAACCAACTAGAAAGGCAAGTCATGCCAGCAACATACATAACTGGTCGGAATCTGACACTGACCATCAACTCGGTGTCCTACGCTGACCAAGCATCCACAGTTACACTTGAGCGCGAAAACAACCAGCAGGTTTTAGAAGTGCTATCAGGTCGCGCATACAAGACCGTAGACAAGACCGCCACATTAAATGTGGAACTATACCTAGATGACACTTCAAGTGCAGGCATTATCTCTGCACTATGGGATGCCGCTAACACTGCACCAGACACATCACTGGCATTCAGTTTCGATGTAAACGGTGACACATTTGCTGGCAACCTATTCCCGGTATTTCCAACAGTCGGCGGCGCGGCCACTGACGTATTGACCACATCCTTGAGCTTTGTAGTCGAGGATGGAACAGTAACCCGTACATAACCGAGAGAACAGGGCAAGCATTATGGAATACCAAGTAACAACAAAACAGGGCAATAACTACATAGTGAGCGATGACAGTGCATGGCTATGGGTCGAGATTGAAAGAGAACTCGGCTACACAGTCAGTCAAGCAGCTGACAAGATGGCACAAGGATCACTTGATGTGATTACTTGCCTACTTTACAAGGCAGCAAAGACGGCTGGGCATACGAAACTACCGAGCCAGCAAGCATGGGTGGTCAATGAGTTTGACACCTTTGAGGTGGTAGAGGAAAGCCCAAAAGAGAGTTAAGGGATGTGCTGGTGCGGATAGCAGTATCCACCGGCATCCCGATGACTGACTTAATGCAGTGGTCGCTCGCAGACATTAACACAGCGATAACGCTTATACGAGAGAGGAATGGTCATGGCTGATACAAGAGAAACAATCAAAGTACAGCCTGACATGCGCGACTTGCGTGGCCTCTTAAAAGCACTCAACACAATGGAAAAAGAAGCCAACACAGAATTGAAAGATGATGTGCAAGGCATAACTATGTGGATGGCACAAGCAATTCAACAGGCTGGTTTTGCTCATCCTGTGTACCCAAAGCAAGCCGCTATTGTGGCTCGCACAGTGCGTGGCAATCGTGATCGCATTCCTAGTGTCACCATTGGTGGTTCAAAAGGTCGAGTATCAGGTGGCGCGAATGCCGGGCAGTTATTGTTTGGAAATGAGTTTGGTGGCGATCGCAATGCTTTCGGAAACTTAAATGCATTTCCTAATGGTGGCTTTAGGTTCCCACCCCGTACAGACCGAGAGGGCAGGGGCAACAAAGGTTATTGGATCTTTCCAACACTTAAAGAAAATCAAACTGAACTTACAAACAAGTGGAAAGCCGCAGTAGAGAAAGTCTTTGACAAGTGGGGAAGGCCTAACTAATGGCAAACATTAGAACAATGAAACTGAACTTGCTGGCGGATGTCAGTCAGTTTGGCAAAAGTCTTTCTAAGGCCGATAAACAAACACAATCTTTTGGTAACAAAATTGGCAAGTATTCCAAAGTCATGGCCAAGTCCTTTGCCGTTGCAGGGGCCGCAGCTGCAGCCTATGCAGTCAAGCTTGGGGTCGATGGAGTTAAGTCAGCCATTGAGGATGAAAAGAGCCAAGTCAAACTTGCTCAAGCCTTACGCAATACCACCAACGCAACTGACGAGCAGATCAAAAGCACCGAGGAATACATTACTAAGCAGCAGATGGCTTTTGGTATTGCTGACACAAAGTTGCGCCCGGCACTGGCTAACCTTGCCCGAGCCACTGGCGATGTAACCAAGGCCCAGAAACTTAACAATCTTGCAATAGACATCAGCGCGGCAACTGGCAAAGACCTAGAGGGAGTCAGCCTTGCCCTTGCTAAGGCTTACAACGGCAATCTGGGCGCACTTACTCGCCTAGGTGTCCCATTAGATGCGAACATCATAAAGACCAAGGATTTTGAGGCAGCAACCGATCAGCTGCAAAAACTCTTTGGCGGATCAGCCCTAGCCAATACCAAGACCCTTGAGGGTCAAATGGCTATCTTGCGCGAAACCTTTGCAGAACTACAAGAGGGTGTGGGCGTAAAGTTTATTCCTATCCTCAAGCGCCTAGTCGAGCAGGTCATTGAAGTTTCAAATGCCTTTAGTGGCAAAGACCCAGAGGGCTTAAGCACTCGGGCAAGGGAACTCAAAGGTGAAGTTGGTGACACTGGGTCAGGCTCACTAGGTCGCAGCCTTAAGATTCTTGCCGATAGTTTCAATAATCTATTTACAGCGTTAAGTAGCAAGGATGCCGCAGAGGGCACAGACACTTTGCAGACTTTCGCCAATGTGCTTAACAATGTCGCTGGCGCAATCAATGCAGTGGCAGGCGCTTATCGCAAAGTAGGCAAGTTTGGATCAGACTTTAGAGCCTCAATTATTGGACAATTTGTTTATTCAGAGGGCGCATTTGAGCCATCCAACGCACCGGGAAAGAGTGCTGGCGGATTTGTCAAGTCTGGTCAGGCTTACCGAGTTGGCGAGTTTGGGCCAGAAACGTTCATCTCATCCAATTCAGGATTTGTACAGAAAGCCAGCGCCAGTGGTGGCGGCACAACTGTAATCAACCTCAATGGCATAGTAGATGCAGCTAGTGCCAGACGTAGCATCGAGCGCCTACTTCAGACCCAGAGCCGAGTTAGTGGACCGATTAACCTTTCTGGGGCTATGCCATGACCGACTTCACCCCTGAAATACGGGTGATGTATTTACCGCCTAACACAATTCATAGCGCCACAAAGACCGAAATAACAACATGGGTCGATTACAACATAAACATTTCCAGAGGCACAGATGAATACATCAATCCGCCATACCCGGGCGGATGCACGTTGTCATTACTTTTTGATGAAAACTACATACCAGATATAGAACTCGGATCATGGATTGAAATACAGGTAAAAAACTCATCTGGAACTTGGATAGTTTTACAAGCTGGAAATGTCGTAAATCGATCTAGTCAATACCGTAGTTTTGGTATTGCTGGATTTGTTTTGGAATGGCAATTTGTAATTACCTCAACAATCTCACTTCTACAAAATACAACTTTTTATGTAAACCAATATGTGGAGTCAACGACTGATGGGTTGGTTGCTTACGTTGAAGAGGAGTCCACTGTCCTAAACTGGTTTGCCATCAATCGGGAATTGACTTGGGCAAACTTTGGGCCGCAGGCATGGGATGAAGTAGACACATACCGTCAAAATGATTTCCCAGTATTTAACTATGGATTGGACACAAACGATCAGGCACTTGATGAGGGCAGCTATAACACTTGGGACACTTTAGTAAAACTTGCTTACGGTGTGTATGGCTGGATCTATGAGGGATCAGATGGTGAACTGTATTTCAATTATGGTGAAACGGCATTAACTAGCGAAATGACTTTCACAGCTGACATGCTAAATCCAGATTTAATTGGTGGAGATCGCTTTGAATCATTACGCAACATAGTTGAAATTACAAAGTTTGATGCTGGCGTAACTACTTATTATGAAAATGAATCTACATCCCTATATGGTGACCGGTCAGGCACACTTGAAACTAACCTCTTATTGCAAGCCAATGTAAATGACATAGGCCAAAAGATTCTTAACTCTTTGGCCTATCCATTGTTAAGCACACAGCAAATAAGCGTTAATTTGTTAAACCCAATTTTTACCAATACACAGAGAAATCTACTTTTAGGTAGCCCTATTGGTAATCGTGTTACTGTCCAAGCGCCATCGCCTATGGGTGGCACATTGGATTACATAATAATTGGCTGCAATTACGAAATAAACAGAAATGAATACCTTGTAAATCTAAAACTTGCGCCATATTCACAGGTTTACAACACAATAAATTGGGATCAAGTCCCGTATAATTACACATGGACAAGCTA